TTTGATAATCGCCTTAGTAAATTATTCCAGGAGTTTGTAAAACTATTTATACTGTTTCTAGGTAAAGTGCACCGTTCATTGTTCATCATTGTATTAAATAAGTTTGGATCTAATTTTTGTGCATCAAGCAAATTCTTTACAATTGCATATACCATGTTTGCGTGATCGTTTGCAACTTCCGTATAATCATACATAACCGTAGCACCTGATGAAGTTTCTGGCAGAGCTGCATAACTTGGATGAATTACAAGAACACCAGATCGAATAGCTTCAATCATTGCGATACATGATGTCTCAGGCCAAATAGACGGAAACAAAAAGATGTGAGCTTTTTCTAAACATTCTAATACTTCTTCATTACTCTTTGCACCATGATACGTTATATGTGGATGATTTTCAAGGTTCTCAAACAATTGCTTATAAGCTTCATCACGATTTTTCCATCCGTATATTTCAAAAGAAGAATACACATCAAGGTGAATATTATCAAATTGTTGTGATAATGCATCAAAAACCGGATAAACAAGTTCTAAGCCACGGTGGGGAGTGGTATGGTAAATAAAACGTATTTCGTCTGTTGCCTTTTTTACACCGCCATATTCTAATTCAATTGCATTATGAATTACAGTGCATTTTGAATAAGGTATACCATAAATAAGAATATATTGATCTCTTTGCCAATATGATACAAATACGAAGTGGTCAAACTTTTCCCATCCGCCGTCTTTTAAAATATTATTTTCAGGATCTAACGCAAGATCGTGACAGTACATAATATTCTTTACATCATCATACGTTTCTCTTGGCCTTGATAAATGAATTGCATAATTTTGTAGTAATTCTTCGTCAACGTTTTCAACAAGGCGTTGACGCATCATTTCAGTGCCACCGTTTGAGTTTTTAGATAATTCTGTATCGAATATTTTTCCTTTATATACACAACTCATAATTTTTTTGTGACCTCAAACGACTCAAGTGAATCCCAACGGAAAGAACGCCATCCGGGCGCTTTAACGTCATAGACGGCTAAAACGTCAGGATTTGGTTTCTTTTTTTGAGCAGCTTCTTCAAGATTCATTTGTTCTGGTAACAAATTTTCGTTAAGAGTAGCGAACATTATACGCTTTTCTCCATTTACTTTTGTAAATACAATTTTCGCAATCGTATTTTTCAGATCAATAATGATCTGTTCTTTATCATGTGTTTCCATAATATAGTCTCCAACTTTACAATTTTATAAGTTTTAAATCTTTCAATATTTTGTAGCTGATGTCTGCAACTTCTGCTTGTGGATCTAATCTTAATAAAGATATAAACTTATCAACAAATATAAGTTCTTTATCGTAATTTGATGCAATAGATAAAGACTCAAAATAAGTTTCTAAGTCATACGGATTTTCGCAAAAAACTCTAGACTTCGACCTTCCTTTTTGTTTGTGCTCGTTCATTATATTCCTTTTCATATATGTCTTCTAATGATTTATGAAAAGCTCCGATCGAACCATTGTTGTGAATTCTATATGTTCTTACATCAAATTTACGAGGCAAGACATACTTTTTTTCAATATGAGTTTTATGAGAATTTACATATTGGTGAACAATGTTTCCGTCGAAATAACGTCTTGAGTCTGTAGAATAATCACACCCGTCTCGAGTAAGTTGTACCAAAACGAAATTATCGGAACCAATTCTATTTATAACTGGAATAAGTTCGTCAATAAAACCGCCATCCGAGATACAATAATCTTTATCATCTTCAATTTCGTTTGCAACTTGTTTTCCAAAAAAGTCTAATCCCTTTTTTGGTTTAATCACCTGTTCTGAAACATATATCATTGCTTCACGGCAAGACATATGACCAAGCAATGCGGAAGGCGTTTCTTTTTCAGCACGGTTTTTATAACGTGTCATAAACCACTGTTCATTAACATCAAAATATTTAATCGTTTCTTTATACAGCTGATATTTAAAAGAAAGATGTTTAAATCCTTTCTTTTTAAAATAATCAGCCGCAAAATCTTTACCTGAACGAGGAGGTCCGTTAAATAGTATAATCATTAAATTGTGTCCGATACAATATTTTGTATTTCTTCAGAAAACGCATCATCCCATTCCTCAGGAGTAATACCTGAAAGAATAAATTGGAAATCTTTACTATTAAGATATGGCATTAGTTCTTCAATGCCACCTAAACCTTTTTCCCATGCTGCATAGTCATCAGGATTTACAGGTATGTCCATTGAGCGAACAATTCCTGTAATTACACTTTTACGTTTAATGATCATACCGATTCTCCATAAACTTAATCTTTATTTAAAATAATCTATTCAAGGAGAAATGTCAATCTTTTTATGTGGCTTCTGTGAATTTTGCATTGAATAATTCCGTTATAATAGTCGTCTCGTAGAAGGACGTCGTGTTCAAATTGATATTTGGCTTCAAGATAACCAAGTTCACCCTTTGAGTAACAAAGGTATAATATTTCTCTATGAAAGTTGTCAGCGCCTTTTTCCTCGACCATTTGTTTAACTTCTTCGGAAGAACCGTAATAGGCTTTCCAATCAGACTCAACAACTTTGATCCTACGGCGTGTTTTACCTTTAAGAGGTTTAAGTTTTCTTTTTGATTTGAAAAGTTTTTTACCAACGTATTTTTTTCCGTTGGATTGATCTGTGATAAGATACACAAATCCAATATATTCACCAATGTCTTCGCTTGTGAATTCTTTTTCATTATAATACCACATAAAATATCTCCATAGTGAATAGAGATATTTATTTGTTTAATCCCATAGTGATTCATAATATTTGCCAAATAATTTAAACGCATTTGACAAGCGTTCTTGTGTTGCTTTTGGATCTTCTTCCATTAAACTGTCAAAACGATCACGTTTAAAAGTAAATGCCCAAATCATTTCATCTAATACCCAATCCCAACGTTTGAAATAATTATCGTCTGTTTCACCGTGTGTATATAATTTTGATATCTGTTCTTCTGGTGGATGTAATTCTTCTGGTACATCTTTAAACTCTACTGCTGGCGCACCATGCTTGGTTGCTTTTAATTGTTCAAGCATAGGAACAATAATATATGACAAAGTCTGATCCATATTCCAAGTGTCCCACGAATGAATTATAATGTGAGTACCTACTCTGTCAATTTCATCAGGATGTGGTATTTCAATCTTCAAAAATAGTGCTCCATTTTCTGAGTTTTATTTCTTTAACATTAGCTCTTTCTAATAAATCTTTTTCTTTTATTATGTCATTACAAACTAAAAGATCTAACATACACAAAACGTCACCAGCTTCTTCAATAAGATTTTCATAAAATTTGCTATTACGCAAATCTTCTATGTTATCATACTTACGCATAACTTTCATACAGGCTTGAGTTAACTCACCGCATTCTTCTGCGGTTACAGTCATTAATTGCTGTAATTTATTAATTGGTGAAATAAACTTTTTACCATCTCTTAAAAAATTATATTCACTCATTCGTCCATATCCACTATATCAAGAACTTTGTTATATTCAATCACATAACCACAAGCACGAAGAAAGTTCTGAAACTCTTCTAGCACTTCAGGTAAAGTCAAATCATCACAAATTTCAAAACGCACTTGCGTTCCATTTTCATCCTGTTTACTAAATGTCATTACGATCCCTCATAGCTAATTGTTATACTGGTATCTTCATCAATCTCCTGTTCCCAATACCGAACATAAAAGTGTTCACCATACGCATCGATCTCAAACTGGGGATAACCTTCACTTAACAACCAAGGGCGTATATCTTCACCAACTTCTTTAGGAATGGGCTTTGGAAATCCATACTTCCACCCAGAAGGTGGATCACACATCATTACTTTAGCCATTAGTTCCTCCGCATTTGTGCTGCATCAACAAATGCTTGCTTATTATCTTTACGCACAGGCATAAGATTAGATTTATGAGTAACCACGACACCTGCAATTTCGTTGCCAGTATACTTCATGGATTCTCTCTTAGAACCATTGCCAGCGATCCTGTCAGAGGTCATACGAGGCCCTGTTTTATAATTAGGTATCTCATAACGAAAATCATTTTTCTTGCCAGTGTACCCAACACGTGCTAGAAAAGCCTCGTGTTCAGCTTCGGCAGCAAGCAACCGTTTACTTTTGTTTTTGCTTTTTTTGTGAGAGTTTCCGTGTACTTGTATTCCACGGATCATATGCATAGACAAAGATTATACCTCCACAATGAAATTTGCCAATTCTTCCTCATCAAACCCAGAGCCACCAAAATATTCTTCAATCAAACTTTTGATTGATTTATAGCTTTCAGACGCAATAGTATAACAAGGGTTACCACCAGCAGGACCGATCTCAACAACAGAAGCAACGTAGCAACCATGTTCGTGTGCAAATTCTGCGACCTCAGAAACAGGAGTTTCGTATGAGACGTCAATTTCCGTGGTAAACTTTTTCATAGTGTATCCTTTCATTTGATATAATCAATATAACTGATTCGCAAGCAAATGTCAATAGTTTATTGTTTAAGCTCAAGATCTGGTTTTTGACCTGTAAAAATAAGCATATAATATTGAACTTTATCCAAATCAACAAGTTTTTCTTCAAGATAATCACAAACAGATAACACATCAGTTACATTAATTTTGTTTTTCATAAAGTCAAAATTTAATGCTTCAGTAAGAGTCATGCCGTTTTCACGCATTATCTCAACTATATCTTTTTCGTATTGTGATGCCTTAACCATTAAAACAATTCCTGCCCGAAATTTCCTCCTAGAGTACATTCGATTTCTTTAGCAAAATCGTCATATCCTCCAATGTGTTTACCGTGCCAAAAAATTTGTGGTACCGTCTTTGCAGAAGGTACTTGTTCAAACATTTCAGTGCGATATGTTTCATACGTAATATTTTTATATGTGTATTCTAAACTATGCCTTTTTGCAAGACTTATAGATTCTTTACACCAATAACAATTGTCTTTTCCATATATTGTAATCATTTTTCAGATCTCCGGTCTCTAATGTGTTTAATCTTTTGATCTTTAGGCCAAGATCTTAGATAAGCATTTTCTTTGTCAAACCGAATAAGTACTTCTTCTTCACTTTCTTCCAAAACATCAATAAGTGTCTCTCCTAAATGTTCTTGTGAAAATTCTTCCACTTCATGCATAACAACAGAATCAAGAGCCCATTCAGGTTTAACGTTTCCGTTTTCATCTTTTAAATCTTCAACAGGGATAACATATCTCATTCGGTGTTGTGATATCGCCGTTACTACATAATACTTATTCATTTAAATATTCCTTTCAAAATTGCCCAAAGAATGAGTAGAGGGAAGAAGCATATTAACATTAATGTAGCCAACCAAAAATTTTCATAGAAAACTGTAAATAAGCCTTTTATAAACAAAGCTAACAACACAACGACGATTATTATAAATATAGCGTCTTCCATACTTATTTCTTTATATAAAACGTTTCATAAATCCATTGTATTTTTCTTAGCTCAGGATGCTTATGGATCCATTGCCCAGTAGATGGATCAAAGTGTTTTTTAAAAAAACTATCTAATTTTCTATTTCCAGTTTTTTCATTTATATCAATCAACGAACACTGTTTATCAAACTCTGCGTCAGACATAATTGATTCGCTTTTTATTTCGTAAGCATAGGCCGCAACCGACAGCATAATACGACGACGAATTTCTTTTTCTTTTTTAGTACCCCAAACGGCGTGTTGCTCGTCTGTAGTTTCTTCTGCAAAAAATGCTTCTATTGATTCTATCATATGTTTAATATATCACATATTGCTTAATATGTAAACAATAAATATTATAGAGACGGAGTAGGATTTAAATCTTTTTCATCTAACCATTTGTAACAATCAATTTTATAAGGTTTATGTGTTTCTGAATATCCCATTGTATAATAAGGAGAATTTAAAAAAGACACTATTGTATCCATACAAATAAATTCAGATTCAAAAAGTTGTTTGTAATAAAATGTAGTACAGTTTGCAGGGGATGGTGATTGGTCTAACAAACACACCATAAGTAATGCAGTATACACGGAGATTCCTATATGTTTAAGATTAAAATAGTATTTATTATATGCGCATTTTTGTTAGGATGTGCAGATTTAGAAAAAGAAAAAGAATTAGCTAGTAAAAACGCTGACGTAATTGCCTTTGCCGATAAATATGCTGGTATGCATGAAGAAACAAATAACAAAGAATTAAGAGAATTATTAAGAATAGATCCTGCAGAGATAGAATGGTGTGCAGCTTTTGCAAATGCGGTTC